GCCATTCGTTACCAACTGATCGTAGGTAGCGATGCTAGACAATCCACTGCTAGAGCCTGTTCCGCTTGTTCCGTATGCAGCCGTAGTGGTTACACCCGGAGCGTAGGCACCGTTACCACCAGCGTATTGGTTCAAACCGCGCAGACCATTAATACCACCAGTAGCAGCGATTACGCCAGCATCGGAACTCTGATCGTCGTTCTGGATCATTGAGATACCTTCTTGCTCACTGAACTCGACCAACATATCAGATACTACGTTGCTTTCCAGACCATCAATGTCGTCCAATGCAGCGGTACGCAATGGGAACTGAACATTAATATCTTGCAAAGTTAGTTGCCAGATATTGGTTGCGACTGTGGTAGCCGATCCGTTGTTCTGGATAGGATAGCCCCAAGCTGGACCAGTGTTGCCAATTTTGGCGCGGAATTGATAGGTAGAACCATCAGTTGCAACGGTGCGTGATACGCCGCGCATAGGATTAGCCAAACGCAATGCAACGAATACAGGATCATAGGCAGTACGGCCGCCGACACCCGCGCCAGAACCCTGTAGGCCAGCGGCTTCTTTTAAGAAAGCGTCATACTGGGAATCGCTCTCGAACAGGCTAATTTCTTTTTCCATCCGGCTACTAGACTTCGTGAAGTCGCTCAGTTGTTCCTTAACTCTGCGGTTCACATCTTGCGAGACGGTCTTAGCTTTAGGCTGAATGATTGAAGGGATTTGAATAGATGCAACCTTAGCTTCTAGGGCTGCGACTTTCTCATCGACCTCGGCGCGTACAGCTTCCAGAGATACATTTACTTCGCTCTTGATTTCTTCGATCTTGGCGGTGTTAGCTGCTTCGATATGGTCTAGCTTCTCAATAACTTCGTTCATTTTAATTTCCTTTATTTAAGGCGTTGGGATAATGCCTTCAGCAATTCTCGCTCTTTTAGGGCTTTAAGAATTTCGTCGGCTTGCTTTGTTGCCACCGCATCAGGCTCCCCCTGAGTTGGTTGAGTGTCAAGATTTTTATGGGTGGCTTCCCGCGCATCCACTATTTTCTTGAATACCATAGATGCGGTGGTCGCATCTTTTCGCGTTAACCCTGCTTCCCGCAGAGTCTTTTCGATTACTCGAATCATTAGCTGTCCTTCAGCATTAAATGCTTCCAGCCTACTGATTTCTGAATTAGGATTATTGGGGTACATTACGACAGAGACTTCCCGCAGACCGCCTTTAGTAATTCTAAAGTAGCCGTCAGCCTCTTTGGTAGGGTTGCCTTCTTCATCGACCATCGCTGCTTCTTCAGCGAACGCGCCGACACTGACACCGCCAAACATATTGGGAGATTCTTTTAATACAGAATGAAGATCAGAGCCGCCTACAGTATTCATGTAGATTTGCCCTTTAGCTGTCATGCCTTCTTCGTCAAAAGAAAATTCGTTCCACTGACCGACAGGCATACCGCTATCGTTATGGTTTAGGAACATAGGAAGCGGCTTATCCGCTTTGGAGAATTCGTCTGCCCATTGAGCAAAGCCTTCCGGCTGATAATTAAATCGCCGACCGTCTAGCCCTTCTCTCGCACCCCAAGTGGTAGCACGAGCCTCTATAGAGCCTCTATTGCTGCTTGACTCGCTTTCGTCTAGGCTTAGTTTCGCTTCGCAAACTAGCATCAGATTTTTCATTGACTGCCCCATTATTTATAGATTGATTATTATCTTTTATTGTATGTGGCTTCTCAAGAGTAACCGCCGGAATAACTACATCCGACTTCCTTACTTGTTTAGCAAAAAAACCTAGTATCGTATCGAGGATGCTCATGTTTTTCCTATGTTCATTTTACTCGTTTGATTCCCGCCTCCACCACCTGTATCTTGTGGGCTTGTTCCATCTATCATACCACCACTTGCGTTCTGTGTTAACTGATCTCCACCAGCGACCATATCCATATTCAAATATTCTCTCGCTTCATTCGGGGTAAATATACCATTAGAGACACCAGCTACCACAAAATTCATTTGGTCTAGGGCTGCACCCTTTAAGAAGTCTTTTGTATCGAATCGGATCGAAAGGTTAGGGTAGCCCTTTAATAGATGCTGCTTTAACTTTTGCTCTATGTTGATAATCATCGGGTACATAGTTGTTTTGTAGAACTCATCCAGTAGCGTCTGCGTGTTATTGAACTTGCCGTCTGATACCCCTAGCATTTGTGGCGGGACACCGAATAGACCGCAGATACGCTTCATAGTCTGAATCTTTAATTCGGCAGTCTGAGCGTCTTGTAGGGTTAGCATATCGACAGGCGTATATTGCATCCCCTGATCTAATAGCATCCCCTGACCTGCTTTGCTCAAGTCTGAGTTCCTGCTTCCAGTCATTGCGTTCCAAGTCTCTTTAAGGCGGCTTGCTACTTCTTTATACTTTGCGTCTGGGATAACTTGATCGGTAGTAAATATGCCGGAGGGCTTTGCGCCATTCTGCATAATGAAGTTAGCGTAAACGTCTATATCCTGATCGAGTGCGACTAACTCGGTCGCTAGGATGCCCTTGTTAAAGCCTGACGATCCCTGCCACGGTGCTTCCTTAATGTGCATCACTTGATGAGATTCTAGCGGCTGATCTTTGCTGAAGCCGTAGCTCGGAGTTGACAGACGGTATGAAGGGTATCGCGTAGGATTCAGAATAACCGTGATGAGGGTCGAATCCAGCATATACATTTCAAGCGGGGTCGATAGACTATCCTTCTGGTCTTTTCTCCACCATAGCGTGAACGACTCGCCGCTTATGTCTTGCCACATACACCACTGATACCAGAACTCGTACTGACTCTGAAAATTATTAGGGTTCGTTAGCAATGCTAGAACTTGTTTCGCTTTAGCCTTCTCTCTATTGCCTATCTTCGGATCAGTGAGAGCATTGGTAAAAGTGCCGTCATCATTCTTAGACATTACCGCCAGAGAGCATTGGGCCAGCGACCGAGCCTTAACCCCAACGCATGACATAACAGTAGAGTTCCGCGTCAGTGCGGAAACGTCTATGACGCGACCTGCTACGGTAGTACTGGAAGTTGTTACATAAAGTAGTTGCGAGGAGGTGGACTGTTGACCTGCGGTGGCGTATACAACCTGATTCCCTAATTGTAATTGTCCCAGAACTGTATTAGCTTCCTTTTGTAGCGTGGCCTTACTCTTAAAAATGTCTAGTATTCCCATCGAAACCCCCGCAAATTTTCTTTATCTTATCTCAAAAACTTCTGAAACCGAAGCTATTTGAGACGAAAGGATTATCTAATGCACAATGAGCCGCAATAATTAACGCGATGATACCATCTACCTTCGCCGATTTGTCAGCCTCGTTTTTCCTTACTTTTATATTAGAATTCACGTCCGTGTAAACTTCGCAATTCCCTAGCTGCCACCCGACAAAAGGATTGCCCCTGTGCGTGATCTGCTTGCTCATAATCATCCTTTCAATGAACTTAGACGGGTTATTTAATACGCCCATCCCCTGTCCTACCTTCTTTACTGGTACGCCAGCATCATGCAGCCTAGCTACAATTGAAGCGGCATTATAAGCATCATAGCCCACCTCTTTCACATCATATATCTCGCACTGCGATTTAATGTAGTCGGAGATTTCTCTATCGTCCATCACGTTCCCTTCAGTGATTTGCAATATCCCGCTGGCAATAGCAACTCTAAATATATCTTGATAGTGGTTAGGTATTAGGGCTAGACCCGCTTCCGGCAAAAAGAACTTCCACTCCGCGTCGAAGTCTGATTCCCCATATCGCTTCAAAGTGCAGACCGCGTTCAGATCTCGCGTAGCTGCAAGATCGAATCCCATAAAGACCGCTTCTGGTTCTGGTCTGGGTTCTTTAATACATATCGGGTCATCCCAATGTTGTCGGTCGATCCACGCGGTGTTGGCAGATACAAAGACATTCAGCGTCTTGCATAGGAACTCATTAAGTGCCGCTGGTTTGTGGCTTGCTTCTTCTGCGCGTTGTTTGATCGCTTCTTCAAATACCGATACGCCGTGCATCGGGTTAGCTTTCCCCCAGTTTGCTGGATCGTGCCAATCATCTTGCAGGTCTAGGCCATAGAGCAATCCAAACCACCGGGGGTTATCTACAGCGTCACCGTGCAGCATCGACTTGTACATCACCAAGTCCTCGTGGAACTTTGTGTCTTTAGTGAATGATGCTGTTGTAATATATATCCGCAGCGGGTTCTTTCTTGCCACCATCCCAGAATGTAATACTTCGATAGTATTTCGGTCGAGTACCTGCGCGGCTTCATCTACGATAACGCATGAAGGATTTTTCCCATCGCCCGTCTTTTTGGTATCGCGGGATAATGCTTTGAACATCGACTGCGTATCGCCCTTTCTTTTTATCTCATACTTGCTCACCACGAACTGATTAGCCATTAGAGGGTTCTCCATACTCTCTATGAAGCCTTTGGCTGCATCAAAAACGATTGTAGCTTGCTCTCTATTGGTTGCGACAGTAAAGACCTCAGAACCCTTTTCCCCGCAAACCAGTTCATAAAGTGCGATCACTGCGGTGAGGGTAGACTTCCCAGACTTGCGTGGGATGAATAGTATTACATCCGTTACCATTCGCTTTTTTCTATCGCCCTTCTTCCGAAAGCCATAGACCGCGCAGATCAGAAGTTCTTGGAATGGCGCGAGAACAATTGGTTGCCCCGCTAGTGGGCCTTTGGTATGAACAAGACGAGACGCGAATCCTAAAACGTGTTCGACATAACGAGCATCGAACTCCCATTCCCATTCTTGGTTTTCGTACTGATTAAGGAATCGCTGACAGGCTAGACGGATTTCGGTGCATACGCTTTCATCACCCCGCGCCACCGCCTTCGCATAGAGGACACCATCTTCCCAACTCAACCTTCTGGGCCTCGCATAAAGATAGCCACTTCACTTTCCGACTCGACCTTACCTGATGCCAAGCGACCGCGAGGGGTCAAGCCTAGTTCATTCATTAGCTGAATGATAAGCGTCATAGTTTTGTTGCGGATATTGATATAAGGATTTGCGCCGACTGCTGAGTTGTCGAACTTGATAATTACGCCGTTAGCTGAAATGCCTTTAGTGCATTTTATATAAGTATCAATGTGATCTGCCAACATCGCCAGAGCGTGTTTGTCCTGATTGTTCCCGATGCCGTAGACTTCATAAAGAAACTGAGAAGTCTCGTCTATGAATTGCGCTTTGTTCCAAGCGTCGTAGTTGTCCATCCACTCGGCTTGCGGAATTCTTTTCTTGAGTTGATCGGGGATTGGAGCCGCTTGGATCACGGCTCGTTTGTGCGTTCCATCTATTAGATGCAATTCGGGGGCTTTTCTGTTCATACGCGGAGTCTAAGTATTAATTCTGCTATTTGTCAAACTGCTTTTCGCTCTTTTCGGCCCTAACTATGCTCTGAGAGGAGCGGTCTTTTTTTTAGTTTCTAATTGTTTTCAATGACTTAGACACTAAATGATAAGCGATGCCACCCCCTCGTAGTCTTGAATAAAATAATCTTTATAAGAGCCGGAATGGTAGTAGCGATAGATACCCTTAGCCTCTAGCGTGGTCTTACTGCTATGGCATGACGCGCATAGTGATTGGAATAGATTGATGTAGAAGGCTTGCTTCCCTATCTGTTGCCACGGGAACACATGATCGACGTGATGGGCTTGGGTTACTATGTTGCGAGATATACAACCAGCACATATAGGCTGCTTGCTTAGTTGGGTCTGTCGTACCTGTTGCCAGTGTCGGGAAGAGTATTGAGCATTGCTCTCTCTCCTCTCGTCTGTTGGTGCTGTGTATCTGCTTACTGTGTCCCTGCCCCCGTGCTGTAGGCAGTAGACTGTTACAGTGCGTGGGCTATTGCAGCCTAACTCCGCGCAGGTCTGTTGCTGTGGTACTGTCGGCATAGTGGTTAACGAATACATCAGTGAACACGATAGCTGGCAGTGATGCCCCTTCTACTATTAGCTTGGCATACTCTATGGTATCGGCTCGGTTACGTCCTGAGACTACTGCTGTAGTATGCCCCCACGGGCTACCTTCGTCATCGTAATGAATCTCCCTGACCTCGTAGTAGATACCAGACTCGTCCTCTAGCTTTACCATTCGCAATGTCCAGTTCATCTTAGGAACCTCAGTTTGTAGATAGTGCTGTCGATTAGTCCGGCTATCTCGTCAACTAAGTTCTGTAGTTCTGAGTCTTGGGGAAGGTCTTGGCGTTCGTCTTTAACGTAATCATTCAGACTGATGAGGTATTCTAGGGCGGGTGTAGGCAAGAAGTAATCTTGTTCATAGTTAGAGATGATGCCGTACTTTCCCTGATACGCCTCTACAAAGCTATCGACTAACTCTCCCATCTCCTCATAGTACGCACCTAGAGCAACGTGTTCAGAGTATGAGCGAGACTGAAGGTGAAGGATATGAGCATTGGTGACACTGTGAAGCATTGTTAGAACGAAGTGTTGTGGCGTGTAGTCCATCTTAGTCTCCTTAAATCCGCTGGCGTGGGCTGCGGCTGCTACTTGTAGGGCTTTCTGTTTGGTAGGGAATGGGCCTTTACTGCCCCAATACCATCCGTCTTTATCATTTCTGATTGGCATATCTACCTCAGTTTATAACGATCCCTACACGGCGCACATACGGACTCTATAAGGCGTCCACTGTACTCCCCACATAGAGTACACTCTCCGGGTTCGCCCTTCGCCAGCGGCTTCCTAGCCTGTTTAATCAATATGTCAAGCCGTTGTTGCGCTTGGTCATTCCCTATATCAGCTTCGTCCATCTACCATTCTCTGTCGATAACAAAATATCTTACACTTGCAGCCCCCATCTTGCACCTCATTAATGCCATAGGTGCGGAATCGTGCTATCAATTCCTTTCGGGCCTCTTTGCAGCGTTCCTTCGATATTAATCGTTCTCGACAGTCGCGGCAATTGAATTGGTATAGACCAGAATTAGGGTTCTGCTTTGCAGTCTCGCACTCAGGACATGTCAAATGTTGCTCCTGTAGACTCCAAGTTGATTCACACCAAGCCACTGCTCACACACAGCACGAGCTACGACCTCTGTCATTTTGGGAGGTACGCTCATGCCGATCATGTATTTGCCGATCTTGTCGGTCTTGGCTTGGTAATCGTCTGGGAATGAACCGAGGCGCTTCCATTCGCGGTAAGTTAGTTTACGGCATTGCTGCCAATGCTTAAACATATCGGTTGCTGTTAGCGTGTTGGATGGGGTTTTACCATCTAATTTCTTCGTCGAGAACCCAGTGGGTTTCCCTGTTTTCTTCATTGCCGCCACGCCATAATCGCTCCCGCATTCCGTCAAATACCACCACTTCAAATCATTAGTGGTGGGTGCCGTTTCTTCCTTCTCGTCAACAGTCAACTCCTGCACATCCTTCGTCGCCTCCCCAACACTAATCCACCTATGCGTCGGTGCCAACTTCAACGGAGGCACTTCAATATCGTCCCTCACTGCACAGAAGAACACCCTCTCACGCTTTTGAGGTACGCCGCAATCGGCACCATTCAACAGGAATAACTGCGGCCTGTAACCCAACTCCTTGAACCGCCCCATAACCATCTTGGTGTAGCCTTTGGCGTTGCCTAGAATCATCCCCTTTACGTTTTCCGCAATAGCAACCTTTGGTTGCAGTCTGCCAACCAAATCCAGATAATCGAAAAACAGATCACTCAATACCTGCTTGGATTGCCCTTCCCGAAAGTGCTTATCTTTGCCCCATGACTTTTCACGACTCCCGGCCATACTGAACGTGCTGCACGGTGGTGACCCGTCGAGAATGTCTAGCTCGAATAACTCAGGCGGGAGGTCTGCGGTCAATAGGTCACGGATGGGGCAAAGATAATAATGCTTAGGTTTGATGTTCAGTTTGTAGTGCCACGCCATTTCGGGGTCAATGTCATTAGCTGCCACCACCTCGCACCCTGCGCGCTTGTAGCCCATACTTGAGCCGCCGCCGCAAGCGAAGGTACTCATTACCTTTATGCCGTTTTTCGGCACGCTGTCGAGGTCAAACAAGTTCCACGCGCAGTCAGGTTTTTGCATTGAATTCAAATCCGCACTTGGGACAGGTATCGCACAGCTTGTAATCGTCTGGGTCAATCTCTACGGCGCTGGAGTCTGGGTAATTTTCCCCCGGCGCAAGCCCAACTATTTCATTGACCGTAAATCCAGTCAAATCCATATTGACCCCGAATTCTGTCAGTTCGGTTAACTCTAAGGCTAGAAGTTCCTCGTCCCATCCGGCGTTCATAGCGATCTTATTATCTGCGATGATGTAAGCCCTTCTTTGCGTCGATGACAGATGATTTAGACGGATGCACGGCACAGTATCTAATTCAAGTTTGCGTGCAGCCAAGACCCTCCCGTGGCCTGCTATGATGCTCGACTGCTCATCTATTAGAACGGGATTGTTAAAGCCGAACTCCCTAATACTTGCCGCGATCTGAGCGACCTGCGCTTCACTGTGAGTCCGGGCGTTGTTTGCATAAGGAATTAATGTCTCAATGCCGATCTGTTCAACCTGCATTGACGAATCCCTCGATAGCCCCGGCTTTTACTGCTGGCACTGACATTCTGACGCGGTGATAGGTATATGACCAGACCTCTTTCCGTCCTTTGATCTCATCCGACTTGATCCTAACTCGGGTGACGTACCGCTGCTTTAACAGGTAGCACATGACCATAGAGATTTCATTAGACTTTAAGGCAGTCTTTTCTGCGATCTGGGCCAGCGTTATCTCGCCAACATGATCTCGTAGTATTGCTCGTATTTTTACTGCTGCGTTAGCCATTCCTGTCTCCTATGATGTAGTAGCCACGCGAGTATTATATCTCATATAACTACAGCAGCTATGACACATATTAGACCGCCAACGGATGCTACGAAAGCCACTTTGATCCATAGCACGAGCCGCCTATCATCTTCATCCCAACTACTTGAGATATAGCCCCGCCCTATGCCGCGAGGAGCGTTTAGATAGGGTAGATACCCATCGTAATTTTTGCTGCGTTCCGCGCCTTCTCTGCTTGTTCTGGGGCTAGTATCGTAGTTAGAGTTCATTAGAAGTCACCTCTGTTTAATGGTTCTGCCTGTCCGTGGCGTGGATCGTCCAGATATTCGTCTAAGTTGCGCTTTTCTTCTGCTTCTACTTGTCGATCTAGCCGAACTTCGTAATCATCTATCATATATTGATAACTGTCTAATACCTGTTGTTTCATTTCTTCACTCAAGTTTGCAAACGAAAGGATGGCACGAGCCACCGCTATTTGGTACATTGAATTAGCTTTATCCACTTCTTTTTTAATGTCCATTACAAACCACCTTCTATTAAAGCAAGTTGCTTTGCTTTGTTATATTCGGTAGTCAAACACTGAAGAACGCTCATACAATCAGAATAATACTGCTTGGCAGAAATTGCCGCATTTTCAGCGTCACAATGTGCATGAAATGCCTCAAGTGCAGAATTCGCAGCGTAAAGATGATCCCGTCTTATTTCTTCGATGTTCATTTTATGATCCTAGCAAGATTGAGAGATGTATGAGGTAAAAGCAACCGCCATTACTATCAGTGCGATTATAACCCACGGGGTAGGCTCGAATGGTGGGCGTGGTGGGCGAGGGAAGAACTCGTCATATTTGCTCATGCTGACACTCCGATTGAAGCAAAGTATTCGACTACATCGTCTGAATGTGTATCTGAACTTAAAATACTTCTTATTGAGCCAATCCAATATCCAACAAATTCTGGGTGGTAATCGAACGGGCCACCCCAACTGTTGTTTCCCTTTACACATCCTTTCTCTATTAGAGTATCACTAGCGTTATCCTCTGCTGACATCGCTATTTCGCTTATTTTGTTAATGCCTTCTAAATTAGCTGCATCGCGAAGCTGTTTTAATGTAGTCATTTTGTATCTCCAGTTAACCCCCCGAAGGGGGAGGGTTGTTTAGCTTATTCTTCCAATAATATTTTGACAGGCTAATTGTCTGATTGCGACCGCTGATCTTGTCGCGATTGCTTTAGCATCGCCATTACCGTTGTGGGTGATAGCAGCTAGTTTTGTTGCATCTTCACGGCTGTATCTTGTAGCCCTCAAAGGGTTGTAATCTAATCTGCAAGTCCCTACAGTCCCGTTCTTATCAATGTCTGGGCTTACAAACATTCCATCAATCATTACTACGAATGGGGTAGATGAAAGGTATGAAGATTCGAGTTCATTTTTATATTCTGTCATCTCGGTGTTGAGGATTCTGAGGAGTGCATCTTTTGTCGTTTGGTTGATGTTCATGTCTGTATCTCCGGTCGTTTCGGGCTTCAAAATGAATCCCGATGTAGAGAATACTATAACAGAAGTATTATAAAGTACACATATTTATAATACATTTATTTCTTTAATAGAATCAATATATTACAAATGCTTTCCCGCTTCCCGCTTTGCCCGTTTCGATATATTTCGGTGCAAGCGGGTAAAAGACAGTCTCCGCCGGAGAGCGTACAGTCTCCGCACGGACACGGATAATCTGAACGAAAAAAAGGGCTACGATTTCTCGTAGCCCCCTTTCCCTTTGCTGCTTTGATGGAGGTGTCGCAACTACCAGATTACGACTCTTTCATTATATATCAGAATGGCAAGTCGTCCGGCATATCATCGAAAGCGGATTTGTAAGGGTCTGATTTCTCATCTTTCATAGGAACTACGTTACCCGTCTCTTTTGCCTTACCCAAAAACTGGATGGTATCAGCCGCGATCTTGGTAGAGTATTTCGTTACACCAGACTTGTCCTCATACTTGTCCGTTTGCAGCCGACCTTGTACAAAGACCTGAGAGCCTTTGCCGATGTACTGACCGCAAAGTTCTGCCAGCTTGCCAAACGCTGAAATATTTACCCACTCAACCCCTTCACTTTTTTTGGTTTTCCAATCACAAGCAATACTGAAACTAGCTACAGAATCGCCAGCCGGGGTGACGCGCAACTCTACATCCCGCCCTAATCTCCCGATACCACTCCACTGATTCAGATCAGACATTTTTATTCTCCAGTTGAATTAACTCATCATCTACGTCTATTGAAAATAATTGATTTAACGAATCTTCTACTTCGCTTAAAAATTTATGCACTTCGGTTTCCATCTTCTTTATTAAAGCATCATCCCGATCCAGCCGAACTATAAATAGTTGTAGATGCTCCGGCACTCGTGGGTCATAACTTACAAAGTCGCACCAAGCCCGACCCGTTACCCACATCTGGGTCTGCATCTGATTGATGTAAGCAGCCGGGGCTTTCTTGTCGAGCAAATAGCCCAGGTGCGTCT